CGTGAAGCCCAGTGTCACGTAGTCGCCGCGACCCGAGGCGTTCTTCTCCGGGTCGCTGATCTTCACGTCCGGGTAGAGGAACTTCACCGTGTCCCCGCCCGGATAGTAGTTGGTCTCCACGATGTTGATCGCGAACGTGGCGATGTCGCCCTTGGCTCGGTCGATCACGTCCTGGATCAGCGTCTCCGCCTCCTTGCGGTCGCAGTGGAACGAGATGTTCCCGGTTGCGCCGTCGAAGACCTCATCGTGGCGGTTCGTCGTCTCGCCGAGGAACCCCTGCTCCAGGACGCGGAGCTTGGGCCGCACGGAGTACGAGACGATGTTCGTGTACGCCTGCCAGATCTTGCCGCCCTTGATGAAGCGGATTTCGACCTGCTGGCCTTTCAATCTCGGCAGAGACATGAATCACCTCCGTATTGTGATGGCAGTATAGGCCGCCCTCACTTGCACTTGCCTCCCGCCGCCTTCTTCTGCGCCACGACGAACCGGGCCAGCGCGTGCGGGTTCTCGACCTCTTCGTGTTCGGCGAGCTTCCCCGCCAGTTTCTTCGCCTTCTTGAGCTTGTCCGCGGGCCACTTGGTCTCTTCGTCCGCCGCCCTCTTCGCCCACTTTGCGATCTCGCCCATCGGTTGACCTCCTACGCCGCGACTTCGCTGATCTCGACGCTCTCGCCGATGAGCGTCTGGAGCACGATGAAGTCGAGGCTGCTGTACGTGCGCACCTTGGTGATGATCGTGAAGATGCCCTGGGCCAACTTGGCCGTAGTGTTGCCACTCTGCTCGTCCACCAGGTAGTCCTGGATGCGGGACGCGGCCGGGTTCTCCGGGCTCTTGAGGCCCTCCAGGAACGCGCGAATCTCTGCCCCGATGGCAGAGCGCCGGGCGGGCGTGTTGAGCTGCTTCTGGAAGGCGCCGAGGCGCCCCGCGATGCTATCCTGGATGTAGTCAGCCATGCGCCGCCGCGCGATATTGACCAGCGACGGATATGTCGCCGGATCAACACTCGTGACGCCCGACTGGAACCAGGCGCCCACGGCCGAATCCATCTTCGGCGCGCAGATGCCCTTGCTCCGGAACACCTCGTAATCCGTGACAGTCAGGCCCGTGACGCCGCTCTCGATGCCGAGCACGTGGCCGAGAAAGTCGTTGGCCTGGCCTGGGTTCTGCTCTGGCGCGAGTTGTGACAGCACGGACGCGAGCGAGGAGTCCGAGGCCGTGTCAATGAACCCGTCGAAGGTGGACGTGATGTACGCCGCGGGCATCTCGGGGATGTAGGTCCGGATGCCGGGGTAGCAGTAAATGAGCCGGTCAGAGAGACCGACGTTGCCCACGCCCTCTGTCCCGGCGCCGGCCCCCTCTGCTGTGGCCTTGGCGAGCCCCAGGATCGGAGAGGCGCACGCGACCCGACCCTTGCCCTTGGCCGACGCGTCTATCGCGTGCTGCTTGAGGGCCTTGATGATCGTCTCGCCCGCGGTCGTGCCGGGATGGCGCGCAGACAGGACAACGCTCACGTCCTTGGCTGGGGACACGTCGTTCAGCAAGGCGTTGAGTGCGGTCGTGTAGTAGCTCGCCATGGCCGCCTCATCAATGGCGACCACTGCCGAAATACCCTCGCAGTCGAGCGTATAGCCGGGGAAGCAAGCCGTCGCCTCGTAGGCATTCACGGCCGACGCGGCGTCGTTCCACGGCCCCGCGCCCGCGCCCACGCAGCGGCGGATCTTGATGCCGGTCTTCGTGCATGTGTACGGTCCGGCACCGACCCAGTCCGTGGTGTCGTTGAAGCTTACGTCGTCGAGCAGCGCGAAGCCGTCCGCGAACGGCACGCTCTCGACGCGCAAGCCCGCCGGGATCTTGCCGGAGAACTTGGGATACCAGCCGGCCCCGAGCGGGTTGGTCGTGATCGAAATGTCGGCCGTGCCGACGTCCTGTTTGACGTTCACGAGCACGAGGCGGCCGAATTTCTTGTTGCGCACGGCCAGGAAGCCGTTGCCGTCGTAGCCCGTCTTCGGGCTGGCCGGGGGATAACCCGGCGCAGGACGGACTCCGCCGGGGTTCGAGTACGGAGACCAGCCCCCGAGGTTGTCGAGCATCTCCTGGGCGCTCGTGACTTCGATGGGCGTGCCCACCAGGGACGTGCCCTTGAGGAACTCGCCGAGCACGGCGACCATGCCCGTGCCCACGCCCTGTATGCTGCCAGGCGGAGTCAGGTCGATGATGTTGATCGCCTCAATGGCCTTGAGCACGGCGTCACTCGGGATGCTTGTGTATCTCCTTATGATCGGCATCGCTACCTCCTACATGTCCTCTTGCCGCACGCGGACTTCGAGCGGGCCTACCGCCTCCAGCCGCAGCATGGGCAACTGCGCCGACACCTGCATCGTGGCGATGCGGTGCCGCTTGAACGTCTCGTCTCCTGTATCCTCGTATGCGACAGCGCGCGGCTCCACGACGGCAGGCGCGGCCCCGCCGAAGTAGTCAGGAACGGAAATCGTGCGGCCGTAGACGTTGCGCTCCTGCGTGTCTCGGTCCTGGAGGACCTCGCGCACCTGCCGCACGAGCACGCCGCGCATCTCTGGCGTCGTGCACCAGATCGCGACGGACAGGACGCCGGTGAACTCGCCGTCGCACATGAGTACGTGCTCGCCGTCCCAGGATTCCTCGCATTCCGCGGGCACGGGCTTGCTGCCCGAGTACTCGCCGGAGACGGGAGCGACGGCAATGGCCGGGAGCACCTGCTCCTGTGGGGGCTCTTGCCATTCGGAGAAGACCGCGTCGACCCTCTGGCCCTCCCATCGAAGCGCGCCAGAGAACAGGTCGCGCAGGGCCCGTCCGATGGCGGTTGCCTCGTCCACGGTCGGCGCGTAGCGCTCGGCGGTCCTCACGACTGCCTCCCCGCGCGCAACTCCGCCGCGACCTCGCGCTTCGTGAGTCGCCCGGTGGCCGCGACGAAAGCGGGCTCGGTCAGAATGTGGCGGCCCTGGATTCCACGAGCGTGGAGCTTCTGCTGGATCGCAACCGCAATGCGGAAGGCATTGAATTCACGGATCGCTCCGGTCATCCCACGGCCGCCTCCGCCGAGTTGTCGCCTGAATTTGCGCTGCACCCATGCGACAAGCGCCGGGAAGGGTCGCGGGTGCTGATAGCCCCGCCGATACGGAGTGGGGATACGGCCAGGCCGGACGCCGTACTCGACGAATGGCGCATGCGGCGCGTCGTTGAAGACCCGCGCCACAAGCGGGCCCGATGGGAAGATCTCGACGCGCCAGGACGACTTGAGCCGCCCGGTGTCCACCGCCGGCCAGGGCTTGGTGCGGCCCGTCCGCATCACACACTTGCCCTGCGTCAGCATAGCCGCCGTCTGCATGCCGCGACGGATGGCCGCGCCCTGTCGCGCGCATTCGCGCCTGATCCAGGCCGGGAACTGCGCTGGCGTGATCGTGATCATGCCGCGAGCCTCCCGCGCTCAGAGCGAGCCTGGTCCTGCTCGCGCAGACGCATGCGCCAGCCGACCTCTCCGGGCATGCGCTCTGGCGGTCCAGCAGGGAAGAAGCGCCGCCTGCATCCATCGTCGTAGCGGACCTCGTACCAGTATTGCATATCGTCGTTGACGTGCGGGATGAGCGTCGCCTCCGTCTCGCGGGCCAGTGAGATCTCCGACAGCTCGATGTCTCCGTGTTCGTCCGAGCCGACGATATGCAAGGCACGCTCCAGGGACTCGATGCCGCTGAGGCGCGGCGTAGGCAGCAGCTCTCGCTCTGCGCGCTCGACTTCCCTTCCCTCGCCGCGACGCGAGCCGGACCAGCGAGTGCCGATCAGCCAGACGCGATACGGTCGCGTGCCGAAGTCGCGGTGCAGATCTCGGATGTCATCGGCGATGGGCGCGAAGTCGGTCACGAAGTCAATCACGCCGCCATCCTCGTCGCGTTCATGTTCCCGCCCTGGCCTCCGCCCTGCCACGACATGGGATTGATCGGCGCGCCGGTATCCTGCGAGAGCCGGCCAACCCAGTGCAGGTACTCGCGCCGCCGCGCCTCGCACTCGTCACTGCGCAGCCTGATGTCGCCCACGCCTTCCGCCTTGAGCCGTCGCTGCGCCGAGTACAGGTCCTCCTCTGTCGCGTCGCAGCGGGCCAGGGCCACGCGGACCAGATCGGCGGCCTCGGCCCTGATCTGGCGCAACGCGCCCTCAACCGGAAACAGGGCCTGGTAGATCGTCGGCACGCCAAGCCCGATCCCCGCCGCCATCACGTTCTGCGGATAGCCCAGGTGATGCCTGATCCGCGCGAGCTCCTCATCGGTGAACGTGGCGAGGGTCAGTGGCACGCGCCCTCCTTGCTCGGCACGTAGTAGGCGCCGCCGATCTTGCGAGCGCCCCTCAGCTTGCGCCCGTGCGGCATGGGCATGTAGTGCACACCGTCAACGACAAGCCCAGACTCGGCAGGCGCCGCCATATCGGGCGCCTTCTTGTCTACTTCTTCGGTCGCGGGCGCGGGAGTCGAACCCGCCTGCGCGGGGTATGAGCCCGCGGACACACCGCTTGTCGAGCCCGCAACGGGCCTGCACCGTAGGCCGTAGGTCGAGATCCAGTTGTTGGCCTCGGCAAGAGACGCGTGGGCCGGCACGAATATCGTCCCCGCGCGCATGACTATGATCCGTCCGCACCAGTGAATCCGGCAGGAGAGCAGAACGGCGTGCTCTTCGTGCTGGCGCGCGGGATCGATCTCCTGGACCGCGCCCTCGTCAGTCGGTGGCGGCTCCTTGCGTAGCCGCGCACGGAATGAGTCAAAGGCGCGGGCGATCGCTCCCGTGTCTCGCGCCTTGAATAGCTCCAGATCCATCCGATCCAGGCCAGCAACCGCTGCCGTCGCCATGCGCCCCCATGCCCATGCCAGTCTCGGCCGGGCGCGGGCGGACGCGGCGCACGGGATACTCGCTGGAGTACGGCCAGCGGACCCCCGCCCGTGTCCTCGCCGCCCGCGACGCGCCAATCTGCGCGCCCTCGCACGGTTGCTCCGCGCCCGCGCATGCGCCCCATTGTGCAGAATCCCGCTCGGGGGAACGGGCCTGCACCACAGATCGCACACGCGAACACCTCGCCGCCGTCGTCCCTCGCGGGACCGCGACGTGCCCCGATGCCGCCGGCTCGCGCCGGGTGCATCGTGTCGCCGCCTCCCAGGTCCGCCCATGGGCCCAGGCGCAGCGCTCGGGCAGCAGTGGGCGCCGCCACCCGAGAGACCACAGCTCCTCACAGAGCGAGCGCGGGGCGGCCCTGTGGCCGCCCGCGCAGCTATGCGTGCTCGATGACCACGACGCGCTTGTACGCGCTCGAGGTCGTCGCCGGCAGCGTCGGCTCCGGCTGACCCGGCGTCAGGTAGTCCGTCCCGACCACATGCTCGCCGTGGAACGCCCAGGCGGTCGTCACCACGCGCTGCATGACGTCCATGGGCCGCCGTATGATCTGCTGGATGCGGTCGGTCATCACGATCAGGCCGTCGTTGGTCACGTTCCACTCGCCGACCTTGCCGGAGAATCCGACCTCGGTGGACACGATGGCATCCTTCCAGTACTCGATGCCCATCTCGCGGCCAGCGATCACGGTGCGGTTCACGCGGAAGCCACCCGCGTTCGTCAGCTCGCCGGCCCAGAAATCCTCGCCCGTGCCGTACACGCCAGTCCCCTGCCAGACGTTGGCCACCTGCGGGACTTCGTTGTTGCGGTAGAACTTGCAGCCCTCGACCGTCGCGACGACGAACTTCGCGTAGGGCTCGTTCTCGTCCACGTCGATCCCGCGGCCGCGATGCAGGAGCAAGAACTCCGTATCGGCGAAGATCTCGGCCTCGGCCTGCGGAGACAGGTGCAGGTGGTAGTATCCGTCGTCGAACGGCGCGACGTTGCGCGAACGCAGAACAGCCACAGCCTCGCGGATCGTCGCCAGGGTGAGCAAGTCGGCCGCGCCGAGCACGTCGACGCTGAATCCGCCGCCGCCCGAACGCACGATGTACGATGCCGACTCGGCGAGAACCGGGTCGCGCGCCGCCGTCGCGAGCGCCACGGAGAGCGTGATCGTGCCCGGCCCGTACTCGTCTCCGGGTATTGCCGGCGTGGCCGCGATCACCTGGCGAGCGTTCCACACGCCGCCCGTCCAGAAGTAGACGTTCAGCGGGTTGGCCGCGCTCACGGGCTGGAAGCGCCGCGTGTTCGCGTCGAAGGCCCGGCAGAAGCCGTTCAGGAAGGGCACGACCTTGTTCACGCCCGCGCCAACGCTCGTGGTCACGGTCTGGCCGTATCCGGCCGCGTTGTAGAGCGCGGTCCTGGCGAGCCGGTTGACCGCCTGGCCGCCAGACATACCCACGGCCTGCGCGTCGGACATCAGCAGGTCGGCGAGCGTCAGGCCGGCCACGACGATGTCGGTGCCGATCTGGTCGCCATACTCCTGGATGCGAACCGGCCACTGCTCGAAGCCGTAGGTGCTCGGCAGCGGGTCGGTCTTCGGCGCAAGGCGCAGCATCTTCGGCGGGATGAGCCCGCGACGCGTCCGCACGCCCTCCTGCGATCTGTCGGTCCACTGCTCCGGCGTGAACTCCTGGCGGAACAGGAGCTCCGGGAACAGCGCGTCGAGGAACTGCTTGGCGAGTAGGTTCTCCTGGATGATGGCCCGCACCTGCGGGTTCTGGACGAAGTAGTCAGACATCGAGATGCCCTTTCACGCCGCTACGCCGACGCAGGCGGCGGTGGTGGTGCCGGTGCCTGTGCCGGAACGTGCGGCATCGCACGGATCTGCCTCATGCGCTCTGCGATCTGATCCTTGGTCGCCTTGAGCGCGTTGAACGGCTGCGGCCCCCCACTCGGAGGCGCGGCCGGGCCTCCACCTGGCGGCGCGGTCGAGACCGGAGCCGGAGGCGTGGCCGGAGCCGGGGCGCCCGTGAACACGTAGGGCGCCTCGGTCTTGAGCGTCGCGAGGAAAGCAGCTTCGTCGAATTTCTCCAGAGCCGCGTCGTCGAGCGTCTTTACGTGCGCGACGAAGCGCGACATGGCGTAGGGCAGGTCGGCGGGCTTCACGCCGCCCTCGACGAACAGCCGCTCCGCGCGGGCGCGCTGCTGTGCACTCTCGTGGTCCGCCGTGAGCCTGTCCGTCGCAGTCTTGTGCTCGGCCGTGAGCCTGTCCGTGACTTCCTTCACGGCCTTGTCCACGGCGGCCTTGATCTGCGTGGCCACGTCCGCTGCTGGTTCCGGCGGCTCCGGCTCGCGAGTCCCCGCCTTGCGCGCCTGCTTGAGCCAGCCCTTCATATCGCCGAAGTCCTTGAACCCTGCGTCCTCGGCCATGTCGTTGAGCATGTCCGTGGCCATGGTCTTCGCGGCCTTCCGCGCGAGCCTTTCGATCTGTCCCTCTGGTATCTGCTGCGGTGTGTCTTCTGGCATCCCCGATGTCTCCTCTTCGCCGCCCCCGCGGCACCCCGATTACTCCCCGGCTACCAGCACGTCGGCGTTGCCCGTCCCCGAAACAGTCAGCGCCGTGATCGGATGTTGGATCGACCACAGCAGGAGCCCCGTGTCGCAGGGTATGACCTGCGCGACTCCATCGGCGGTCGTGATCTTGAACGTGAGTATGCCGCCCTCCACCTTGACGACCAGCAGGCGTACCTTGGTCATGCCCACGGGCATGATGTCGGTGTTTACGGCGCCGATCAGGGCGAGCGGGATGTCTCGCGCGATGGGGAATAGAACCTGCTCCGCGTCCCAGGCGAACGAAAGGCTCGTCACGGGAAAGGTTGCGCCCGCGAGCGGCGTGGTCTTGATCGCGAGATCCAGATCGAGCAGGTGGGACATGCGAGCCTCCGGTCATCGACACCCAGAGGCTCAGCACGTCGGCCTTCAGACGCGCGGCGTCTACCCAGTATCGTCCGCGCGCACGGCGTAGTTGTCAAGCGGCATCTCGTCGGGCGCTGGCAAAACGTCGAAACGATTGATGTTCTTGCACCGATTGTTCGTGCACTTGATCTCGACGTGGGCACACCGGACCGCGCGGCCGTGGGCCACGATCGTGCCCATCACGGCGAACGCGAGCACCGCGCCGCAGCGGACACAACGCAGTTCGTATCGTGCGTCGCTTCGTGCGTCGCTCACGCCGCGATCCTTCCGGTCTTGTCCGCGCGCACCAAGATGAGCGTGGCTCTATCGTGCGGGCGGTTCGGTGGGTGCGCGTATTGCCGGCCAGTCTTGGGATCGGTGAATGGCTGCCCAGGCCGCCGGAGTTGACCATGCAGGCGCAGCGAGTCATCGCCTACGCGGTCGTCGAGCGGGCGAGCCGGGCCGCGCCACGGCTTGCTCTTCGGCCCTCCCCACGTCGGTCCCTGTGCGTGCTCGTGCCACATGAGCCAGAGGTCCGGGCGGGTCTCCGCGACGGCATCGAGGCTCGCGCGAGTCCCGGCATTGTAGGCGTGCGAGATCTCCGTGCGCACGATCCGCTCCGCCTTCCATGCCGCGTCAGGCCAGACCTTGGCGCGCTGCAATCGCTCAACGGCGGCCTGTGTGCTCTCTCCAGTCAGCAGTGAGGTGGCAAGTTCCCGCTCGATATCGCCCACGGTCTGGAGTCCGTAGATCGCCGCACCGCGTCGTGCGCGGTCGGCCTCCACCGCGCGAAGTATGGTCTGCCGATCCACGATCTTCTGAGCCTCTGGCACGGGCAGCGCCACGTCCTCCGCGCCCCGGAACTCCTGCGCCATGGCCTTGACCTTGGCCGAAGCGTCCTTGGCCGAACGATCCAGCGCGTCCTCCTTGGCCTTGCCGAGCACTCCGCCCAGATCGCGAGAAAGGCGCGCCATGGACGCCTCGACCTGGGCGAGCATCGTCCAGTGGGCATCGAGCGTATACCGGCCAGCCGTGCGCGGCATGCGACCGAGGATTTCGTCGCGGGCCCGGGTCAGGGCCTCCAGCATGTCCCGCTTGGCCGACATGCTCATTGCGTCGAGACGCGCCTGCTGGATCTTCAGCACGTCCGCAAGCGCCACGTCACGCCCCGCTGGTCTTCAGCAGATCTTCCACGCCCGCGGGATTCTCGCGGGCCTTGGCCTCTGCCGCGTCGGCCAGGGCATGCGCGGCTTGATACTCCATGCCAGCGGCCATGAGCGAGCGCTCGGTCAACTCGTGCACAAGGGTGAATGGAATCGTGTCCTCTCCCTGGCCGTCGTCTATCCAGACCTCGCCCTCCGGGATCATGTCTGGGTAGACGAGATCGTGGCCGCCCTGGCTGAAGCGAATCTTGGCGTCCTGTGCCTCGGCATTGCGCACGGCCTCGCCGTCCACAAGCCAGACCTTGACCTCGCCAAACTCGCCCAGGAGCCTTTTGCGCGGCGCTTCGGGCTCCTGCGGCTCGCCGCCCTCGTAGCCGGGCGCAGCCCGCGTCCCAAGTCCGGCAGAGGCCGCGAATCGATCCGCCTCATCCGCAGCCTGCTGCCTGATTGCCGCGATCTCTGCGTCCACGTCCGGGATACCGAGCACCGTTGCGCACTGCCGTATGGCCGTCTCTCGTGACTCCAGACCAGCCGCGATGGCCGCGCCGTGCATGGTGATGACGGCCTGCTTCTGTTCCGGGCCCATTTGTACATGCGGAGGCCACTCCACCGTCACATCATCGTCGGCCGGCGGGGTGAGCCCGACCATTGGGCCGGCCAGCGCCTCGAAGCCCACCTTGCGGCAGAGCCGGATGAACATCTCCGCGAGCCGCTCCATGGCATCGCCATACTGCGCCCGCAGCTCGTCGGCCCGGTCCAGCATCGCGGACTGAAGCCGCTCCACTTCCGTCGCCGTGCGCCCGCCCGACGGCTCGATGGTCAGGACGCAGTGCGTGTTCTCCAGCACCGCGTCGCGCAGCTCGATGGCCCGCTTCGCCGCCGCCTCGCCGCCCGAACCGGCCAATTCGAGGAGCGAGGCATCATCGCCCGGATCAAGCGTGATCGCAGTCGAGGAGCCGGTGCGCACCGTGGCAGTCGGACGCTTGGACTTGACCACGAGCGTCGGGTCCGCGTTGTAGTGCGTCCCACGGAAAGCCTGACTCAGGAGCGCGTCAATGGCGTCGAGATTGTCCCACTGCTGATCGCAGTCTGGCTTGCCGTCAAGCGGGTCGCCAAGGACGACGGAGTTGCGGACCCAGACGTAGGGTACGAACCCCAGGCCATGCGCCACGGGCTCCCCGAGCAGTGTCCATGCCGCTCCCTTCTGCTCGACGGGAGCCACCATCGCAACGTCCTCGTCGCGCGTGATGATGCGGCGATACCACTCCAGGCCCTCCTTCCACACTGGCCCGTCTCGCTGCTGCTCGTATCGCCCGAATGGCCTCTTGTAGAGGACCTCCAGGCTGTCCAGTTCCTCGCTCTCGGGATCTCCGTCCGTCCACTGCGGCGTGCACCACTTCGCATTCAACACGTCGAGCAGCGGTCGCCCCTTGCGAAGCTTCACGCCGGGCACGACAGAGCCCTGGCTGCCGCCGTAGTCGCGCGCGCTAGACCAGCCGCGCCACCATTGCATCGCCTTGAGGCAGGCGTCGAGCCATCCCTGTCCGTTCGCGTCTGTCGCGCGGATCGCCGGCGTCCGGGTCTCCCCAAAGAGCAAGCCGGTGAAGCGCTCCACGATGGCATGGCAGAGCTGCGAGCGAACAAAGGGGCGCCGGTTGTACCAGGGAGTCAAGTCGAGAGGCGTGGAGACGGCCCCGCCAGACAGGACGAATGGCATCCGGACGTCCCGGTCGTAGTATAGCTGGCCGTCCCAGTTGACCGTCTTCTGATCGTGCTGCGTGCCGCGGAAATACGCCTCGGCGCGGTCCAGGTCGCGGAAGCGAGGCGAATCGCCGAAACGACGGTTGCGGTCGAAGAACGCGGCCACGCTGTCGGTCGAGGCGCGGCCGAGGAAAGAGGCGACGCGCATGATTGCCGCGTCGGCGACTGAACTGCCCCGGATCAGCACTGGGCCTCCGAGTCAGCCCGCTACGGCTCCACGTTCGGCGCCTGGGTCTCGAGGCGTCCGCCATGCGGCCACGTCGAGTCGATGTGGTCGGCCTGCGACGGCAGCGGGTTGTACTGCACCGCGACCGCCACGACGGCATCCGCCGCGTTGAACGTCAACGTGTGCGCGTCGGGATTGCACGCGACCTCGCCCGCCGCAGGGGCCACGCCCGCCGGGATGACCGTGAACGGCCCGGTTGCGCCGCCAGCGGTCACGTACACGATGGGCGTGCTCGCTGGCCTCCGCGACAGCGTGACCACGTTCGCCACGGCCAGGAGCACCTCTGTCTGCTGCTTGATCATGCCGCGCAGCATGGTGCCGGTGCGCAGCTTGCGCAGGCAGTCCGCCGCTTCGTTGGGGTCGGAGAAGTTCAGGGCGTATTCGGTCGTGAAGGCCATCTTCTATCTCCCGACGCGCTCCGGCCCCCGATCCCGCGAGCGCTTCGGCACAAGGATGCGCGCGGCGCCACCCGTTGTCAAGGACGCGAGTACCCAAGATGGGGGAGCACAACCCCTGGCCTTTCCAGAACGCGGCGTTGCCGGGGACGCTGGAACGCGAGCATCTTGCGGCCGTCGTGCGTGCCCCACTCAAGCGCCGCACGGCCCGGCAGGCAAGAGCACAGGAACGGCCCGGCGTCCGCGAGCTTGACCTGGCCGCCGTCACACCACGCATCGGCGGGCGCGGGTACGTCCAGCACAATCACGTCAGCCTGTTCGTCGAGCCGCCCGAGCACGTCGCGGATGTCGGCGGCCCGAGTACGCAGCCAGTGATGCAGGAGCGAGAGCACCAGCACGGCATTCCATCGCCCGGACACATTGGCCCGCAGCCACTCTGCCGCATCAGCACAGTGCCAGCGGAAGCCAGCAGAGAGGCCGAAGGCCACGGCAAGCCGCGCCGCGATGCGCAGCACATGGAGATCCTGGTCAACACAGTCGACGGCGGAGAAGCCCAGACGCACAAGTTCTCTGCTGAACCGGCCCGTGCACGCGCCGAGATCCAGGGCCGATCCGCAAGACACGCCGAGCCTCTCCAGCCCGTCCCGCATCGCTCGCACCCGCAGAGAGGAGCGGCGCTGCTGCCAGGCGCCGAACCAGGGGTGCTCGACTTCCTCGTAGAGGGATGCGCCCCCGTAGATCGCCCAGAGGTCCCGCTCCATGGCGGCCCACATGGGCGAAACCTCGCGGATGTCCACCTGGAGCCATTCACAGCCCTCCGCAATGGCGCGGCTTGCCCTGTGGTGGCCATCCAGGAGCTCGAATCGGCCGTCGCCGGTGATGCGACAGGGGAGCGCATCCAGGGAGAACGGACCGTTCATGAGCCCGGAGCGGTAGGCGACTACCTGGGACACGGCCGCGGGATCGCATCCCCATCTATTGGGCAGGCCCTTCGCGTACCAACTGCCCTGCGTGGGCCGACCCGCGAGCACGGCGTCCACAAAGGTCCGGTGCGGAGTCAAGGCAACGGGCGCACCCGTGTTGAACTCGTAGACCATTGATGCCTGGACGCACAGGATCGTGCCCATGGTCCTACTTCCACACGACGATCACGGGCTGCATCGCGTCGGCATTATGCCGCGTCACCGCTCGGGCATGGAGCACGGCAAGGGCGAAGTGCTGCCATTCCGTGCCCGAGGTTGGAACCCACGGCCACGGAACTGACCAATCGCCCACCTCGGCCTTCTGCGAGAGCAAGGAGACATAGTAACTATGATAGAAATTGCAGTGATCAAAAACGATGACGCCGCCTGGCCGCAGTCGCGCGAAGAGGCCCGTCAGGACGCGGAAGCCCTGGACGTTCGACAGGTGATAGAAGACGGCCATGGAGTAGATGATGTCGAACGTCATGTCGGCGGGCAAGTCCTGGGGCCAGTCCACGCGCAGACACCGCGCAGTCGGGACGTTTGCGGCACAGCGAGCGAGGATGTCCGCCGAGGCGTCGGCGCAGACGAGCGACTTGCAACGAGGCGCCACGGCCTTGGCGATACGGCCGTCGCCGCAGCCGTAGTCGAGCAGGTCCTTGCCGTGCGGCGGGCCGGCGAGGCCGCAGACCATATCCGCCGAAGCCACGCCCGAGAGCCAATACTGTTCGTCCGTGGCGTTCGCCCCGCCGTCAATGGCCTTGCGTCCGTGCTCCGCGTGGAGCCGATTCCATGTCGCGCCGAAGTCCATCAGGCACCTCTCTTCAGGGCCGCGACGGCCTTGCCAACGAAGCGTCGCGCCCAGTCCTGATCGTAGTGCGCCCAGGAGCACGTCGGCGAGAGCGGCGGTGCGTCCCAGGGAACAGCGAACACCGGCCATCCGAGCGGCGCAAGCGTATGCACCATCTCGGCTTGGTGCTCCATGAGCCTGGCCCGATACTCGCTCTCGCCGTGCACGCGGTATCGCCCCGAATGGTAGAGCACGATGCCGCCACGACCTCCGCTTACTTGCAGTGCGTGGTGGACCGCGAGCCAGTCCGCGCGGACATCCTCGACGGAACGCTGCGGCAGGCCCGGATATCGAGCGCGGAAGCCCTTCCAGTCCGGCGTCTCCCATGGCGCGCCCTCCGGCCGGATGGGGACGCCGTCCACGTCGTAGTAGTGATACATCGCGTCCGCAAACGGAGACCAAAGGACGGCGCCTATGTGCTCCGATTCCGCGGGCAGATCGCCGAAGTACGAGAAACCGAACGAGCGCAGCGCATCACAGGCGGCCGCGTATCGCTCTGCGCAGTCCCGGTCGCCTGATACGAGCGCGCGCACCACGTCAGAGCGGAGATATTGCGTCGCCACACACGGATGCGTCGCGGCCCACGGCAGGCCCACACAGCCAACGGAGAGGAGCGGGCGGTCCGTCACTCCAGCCCCCTCATGATCGTACCGATCAGCCCGCCTACATGGACGGCTGACCAGCCGCGCGCGAGTTCGCGGGCCACTTCTGCTCGCTTGTCCAGGGCCTCGCGCGGTTCCTCCGCAAGAGCCCGGAGCCTACAGGCCAGGTCATCCGCCTGGCGCGTCTCGGCAATGTAGGCGCCGTCCTCTCCGCCATGGCCCATGAAGGGCCGCGCTGGTGATGCCCCGCATGACAGGATCGGGCAGCCCAGGGCCGCCGCGTCCACGACCGCCGCGGAAAAGCCCTCGTGCAATGAGAGCGACGCGAACACGTCCAGCGAGTCGTACCACGCTGGCATGTCCTCGGGCCGCAGGAGTATGTCAAGACCCGCGACTTCGAGCGTGACGGCCACGCCCATATCGCGCGCCGTCGTGATGGCCTCGCGCATCACGCCCACGCCCTTGTGATCCAGCGCGTTATGAGACCAGCCGTTGCTGATCATGCCGACGCGCAGGCCCTCATGGGGCGTCACGACCCGCTCCCGCTTCGGGTGCACAGGGTCGGACGGGAACGGATGGAACACGGCATCGGGCCGCACGACCAGAAATCGAATCGACTGCGTGAGCAACCCGTCCGCCAGGGCCAGGGCAAAGGCGAATGGCTCGCGGTTGTGCCAGGAGTAGTCATCCACTACGTCCGCGAGATACTTGCAGCCGGGCCGCGCGAGCCCGCGCTGATGCAGCTCGGCCAGAAACCACCAGGACGTGCAGTAGACCACGTCCGCGTGCGGCATGCCCGCATAGTTGGGCTGGTGGCCTTCTCGCAGCGCCGCAAGCGATGGGATCAAGTAGTGCGTGCTCGCCTCGATGCCGCGCCCCAGGTGCGGAATCACCCGGCGCGCGAACGAATCCAGCGCCCATCCTGGCACGTCAACGACGAAGACAGCCTTCATGTTCCTCCTGTCAACGCCTCGATCATGCGCGGCAGATCCTCTCGTTGCCAGCGGTCAACGTCCGCGAGGTCGCGGACGCGACGCACGGCCGCCTGGCGACAGCGCTCGCGGATCGCCGGTGCTCGCGTCGCGATTGAGTTGAGCGCGCCAGCCGCCACGGTCGCCAGATCGCCAAGGTCTGGCAGGACGAAACTTCCCGTCTCTGGCGTCGCCACATTCCGCACGTCGCCCACGTGCGTCGAAACCACAGGCACGCCGGCGGCGAGAGACTCCCAGACCATGCAAGGCGAGCCCTCCGCGAACGAGAGCAGCAAGGTCGCGTCGCAGGCCGAATAGAACGGGCGCATGTCCGCGGTCGGCGGAAGCTCATGTACGCGATCCGCGATGCCCAGATTGCGGGCGAGGGTGCGCATCGAGTCTCGACAGTCGGACCAGTAGCGGACGAACTCGGGCGCCTGGCGCTCGTCTACGAGCCCGGCCAGGGCCAGGTGAGCGTCGAGCCCGAGACGCCGCAAGATCTCGACCGCCGCTACGAGCGTGACCACGCGCTTGCCCCAACAGGCCCGACCTGCATACCCTACGATGAAGCCGCGAGCGGGCAGGCCCAGGGCAACGCGCGCCGCCGCCTGACTGAGGGCCGCGAACTCCGCCGCGTCGAAGCGGTTGCGGACGCAGACGACGCACTGGCTCGGCACGCCTGCGGCGATGGCCTCGGAGACCTCGTGCTCGGCGATGACCACGACGCGATCCCAGAGAGGCAGCAGATCTGGAGTGAGGAACCGCCGCGACCAGGTGCCGAGCGAGTGCAGGACGCAGGACATGTGCCGCACGAGCGGCCGAGCGCGCGGCAGAAGCGGGATAAGCGGCTCCGCGATGTCGCAGACAAACGCATCTTCAGGCTCCAGGTGGCACGCAAGCCACGCGGTCGTCAGTCCGCGCGCGTCAATGACCCGCACGGACGGCCGCAGCATGCGCTCGAAGATGCCGCCCGGATGGCAGACCAGGACCGCGATCCGCACGCCCGCATCGGCCAGCGCGTTGATCCACCCCATGGCCGCGCGGTCAGCACCGCCGAGCCCAAGTGAGAGACAGGCAAACCAGAGGCGGCCGGTCATACTTCGTTCTTGCCCCTTGGTCTCGGCCGCTCCGTTGCTCCCCACCTTGCCCTTGCTGCCTTGTGCGCTCGCTCGCTCCGCTGCTTCGGCGTGGCCTTGCGCGCGGCGGCCAAGCCGCCCATGCGGGCGAGGTCAGTGACAGTAAGGGGCGGACCGCCTTGAATCTCTAATGGCAAGACATGATGGGTGCGGCCCGCCATGCCGAGGAGGCTACATGCTTGCCGGAACGCTTGTCAAGCGCTCTTCACCACCGCCCCATGAGCTGGCTTGCACCGATGGGGATCACGGCCCCGAAGTTCTCGTCGGCGTGAGCCCGCGCGATGAGAAGGGCGGCAAGGCGGTCGCCCATATGCTTGTCCGGCGCATAGTAGAGGATGTCCTGGATGAGCTTCGCGACCTCTCCGCTCGCGGGTTGCCCGTTGATGCTTGGGATCTCCCAGAGGCCCTGTTCAAGCTCGACGGCGAACTTCTCGAACTCGAACTGCAACGACGCCTGGCCCGAGCCAGTCGTGTGCGGCCGGACCAGAGCTGTCGTGAGCCAGCGCGCGGTCTGCAAAAGCAAATCCTGCGTCGCGTTGTTCTCGACCCAGAAGATCGGGCTGTAGCGGGCGTTGTGGTCCGCGATCCGCTGCACCATTTCCGGCGCGGTCCACTTGCCTCCCTCGACGCAGAGCAGACGCCGGGTACGATTGCGCCGTACCAGGAGCGACACCATCGCCGCGTCGTCCGCCGCGGCGCGACGCGACGCGGCCAGGTCCATGCCCACGAGGATGAGCCCGTCGCCGTCGCCCTCGCGCTTGAGGTCCACCGCGGACAGCGCAACCCCGCCGCGACCGTCCGAAGTCCGCGTCCCCTTGTGCAGCGCAGCATCGATCCACGCGCGCTTGACCCGCGATGTTGCTTCGTCGTGCGGCTCGTTCAGGAGTTGCCGCGCGAACTCCCAACTGCCGATCTCCTGCCGCTTGGCCTCCAGGCGGGCGAGCGGCCACTGCTCGGGCCAGAGCGGCGTGCCGTCCGCGACGATGGCTCTGTCCACAATGGCGGGCCAGCCCTCGCGCATGAACGTGTGCGGCACGTCGTCGGGATGCCAGGACGTGCCGATCAGAACGGCGCGTGCGTCGGCCGTGAGTCGCCCCAGGAGCGTGGCCTTGATCCAGCCCACGGCGTCCGCGCGTCCGGCCGGTGTGCGCGTGTTCTCGTAGTCACACACGTCGTCCATCACGAGCCAGTCGAGCCGGGTCCCGAGCACGGAGCCGTGGACGCCGAACGCCTGGATGCTGTAGTCCTTGATGCCCACGGCGCGGCCGGCCAGATTGATTGCACTGCCTGTCCACGGCTCGCCGGGCCGGAGAGACGGGAACACGCGCCGGAGCTTCTCGTTGCGCGCCACGTGGTCCCGGATTGCTCCGAGCACCTTGGCCGCCTGGGAGTACGTGTTGCAGCACAGGCCGGCCCGCAGGTTCGGGTTTCGGCCGAGTTCCCAGAGCGTCCGGGCAATGGCGAGCTGCTCCGTCTTCGCGTGCTCGATGGGCGCCAGGATCACTGACCGCGGATGCGCGGAGACGAGCGCTTGCCAGCGCCGATGACAGTCCGCGTTGCGCCACGGTCGCTTCTTCTGATCGGCGAAGCAGAACTGCGTGAGTGCGTCCAGGTCGTCGCGGGACTCCTCGGTTGCCTCGTCCTCGCACGCAGCCAGCACGGCCTCGTGCTCCGCGAGGAAGTCGGACTCGCCACACCACTGCGTCTTCTCTTGCGGGGAGCCCCTGAGACGATGCCGGCGGGCCATGGATCAGGCCCCTATGGGCAGAGAGCGGAGTGGCTCAGGTCCCGGAACTGCGCGCGCCCGCCGCCGCCCTCGCGCCTCCGCCCTTGCCGCCCTTGCCGCCCTTGCCGCCCTTGCCGCCCTTGCCGCCCTTGCCGCCCTTGCCGCTTGATGTCTTCTTGGCCATCGCTCTACTCCTGCCGCCTCAATGGAAGCGCAAGATCATTCGACGCCGCATCGGGCTTGCTTGTCAAGAATCGAATGCTCGCCTCCGGAAGGGCAATCCCTTCCTGTCTCGCCACGGTCAGGCCGTCGAGGTACTTGTCCCCACACCAGCCTTTCGCGCACAAGAACGCCTCTTTCTGCTCGCGCGACTGAAAGCACAAGCAGCACCAATACTCGGAATCCGTTGCCGCCACGAATCGCCGGATGTCCTGCGCTCGGCGTTCGGCGAATGCCCGCTGCACGGCATTCAGCTCCGCCTTGCAATCGGCCTCCGTGTTGTTGGTCCGGACCACTCCCGCGAGAGGATCTGGTCGCGCGGGCGCCAGAACCACCGCTCCATCGTCGGAGCCAAAGTCGGTCTGTGCCAATGCCGCGAGCGCCGCATCGTTGCCGAGACGACGCAATGCCTCGATGTCAGGGTCAGCGTCGGGAGCACTCATAGCGAAACACCTCCAGGTCTGCCATCGGGAACCACTCCAGGATGCGAGCATAATCTCGTGGATACCACTGCTTGATGCCGTAGAGGAAACGAAAGTCGAGCCCGTCGAAGCTCCGGCCGAAGATGCGGTACTCGGCCGGAAGCCTCGTTCCGCAGCGGTGAATCAGGTCCACTACCGCCGCCTTGTTCATGTCCCACACCGGGAAGTACGTGTGCTTCTTTCGCCGAATCGGGCCGTACTTCGTGAACGCCATGCGGCGCTGTATATTGTCGCAGGCCCGAGTCCCGACCGCGTTCCACGGGGAGACAGACAGGCCCACGTCTTCCGCCACGTCGTCCCGCACGTCGTCATCCGAGAACCGCGCCAAGCGGCACGCCGCGATGATCGGGCCGCGCTCCGGCGGCTGAAACACTCGGTTGCGGAGCATCCGATACAGGGATGGGTGCGGAACGCGGATAATGTGACAACGAAAGAACTGCTCATAGTAGTGCAGTCCCTCTTCGACGAACTCCAGGTCGGGCACCAGGTACTTGTAGAACGGGATCACCTCGTCGAAGACGGGGCGAAGCACCAACCACGCCGCGAGCGAGTCCTTGCCGCAGGAGAAGGCCAGCAGGGTCCGCGGTGTTTCCGTTCGCACCTGTCGCGCGACTTCTAGGCCAGTCGGCCATTGCGGCGCGAGGTTCATGCTGTCTTCTCCGTCGCCTCGGGCGCGCCCCCCACGATGAGCCGCAGCCGCTCCTTGGCCCGCTCCCGCACGTGGGGAGGCAAGGAGTCGAGCCGCTCCTGGAGCGCAAGCCAGCGCCGTTCGCGTGCCTCCGGAGTGTCCGCCTGCAAGGCCACTCGCTGGTCTGGCTCGCCGTGGAGGAACGCATACAGCCGCATGAGCTTGTCGATCATGGGCACGAGGTCAGACGGCTCAATATCCCTCGGGTCAAGCGGCTCCACCTTCCAGACGCCGCCCTCCTTCACGCCCGAGACGCGCTGTATAATCTTGCTGACCAGTGCATCGATCAGCAGCAGAGCGCGGTCCTTGGCCTTGAGTAGCCGGTCTTCCGTCGCGCGCTGGCCTGCTGCGGTGAATCGCCGCAGTCGCACTATGAGCGGCTCGATGCCGCGAGAAGGGTCGCCATGGAGAATGTACTTGCGGACCGTGTTCTCGTTGACCTTGCATGCTCGGCGGACATGTTCCATGGTGGGGTGTTCGCAGTAGGCCGCGAACATTTCCTCTATCCGGGCGGGTGTCAGCTTCTCAGCCATGGGCGCCTATCCGCGGCTCGCACGACGTGGGATCAAGGCGCGGGTCGAGAGAGAGCGTCTCGGCAAGGACTCCCCTCCAGGGGGCGACGGCGTGCGCGTTGGTGTCGCGCCGTGTCGTCGCTGAGGGCGGGGCAGAGGACGCCCTACTCCGCCCGCCCCCGGAGGCGAGCTCCTGCCGAAACCCATGTTCTCCTGTAGCCTGCTCTCTTACGGGGCTGTGGTGTGGAACGCGGCCGTTCCGCCCTCGTGGCAGGTCAGTCGAGCGCATGTCGCCCGTGAACGCAAGGCGGTGAGTCGTGTCCGGCGTCCTGTTTCGGACCTCCCCCCGCAAGCAGACGCGACGGCCTCGGGCGCACCATCGCCCGAGTTGCCGCAGCACCGTCGCACCGCACCGCCGCCACTTGTCATTCACGAACCGCCCGGCCACTTGTGCCCGTTCTTGGGGCCGTGCTGACAGCGCGTTGGCGCGACCGGGTACGCGCCGAACACAGGATACGAGCGCACGGGATCGGCTGTCAAGCGACCGGCGGATGGAGCGCAACTCGGCGGCGTGGTCAGTCATGCGGCCGGCTCCAGATCATCGAACGCCGCCCCGTCCTCGCGCGTCGCCTTCCTGCCTGTGAGCCGCTGCCAGCGACGGATGATCACGTCGCAGTAGTGCGGGTCAAGTTCGACAAGGCGCGCAATGCGACCCAGTTGCTCCGCCGCGATGAGGGTCGTTCCCGAGCCCGCGAACACGTCAAGAATCGTCTGGCCGCGCGTCGAAAGCCTCTTGATCATCCATCCCCACAGAGCTACCGGCTTTGGGCATGGGTGGTCTATGTCGGCGGCATTGGCGGGCACATTGAGATTCAGCGCATCGGGCCAAGATCCTCGCCCGGCGCGCGACCTCGGATCTTTACCATAGGCCAGGAATGGGGTCCAGCAGTTGAAACCCCATGGTGACGGAAACGGACCTGCACCATAGAACCAACAAAGCACCCAATCGGGACACGGATATAACCATTGCTCTCTTATCCCACACGAGAAAACAACGGCATGTGCCGCCTCGCGTGCGAGCGGCAGCCACCTTGCCGCGAGCGCACGTGCGGCCTCCTCTGAATCGTCAAATGATCTATATCCCAGGCCCACGCCGTACGGCGGATCCGTCAGGCAAACATCAGCGGTTTCCCCACTCATGGATTTTGCAACAGCGGCCGGATCGGTGCAGTCCGCGCACAAAAGCCGGTGCCGCCCGAGCATCCACAGGTCGCCCGGTCGCGAAACCGTGGCCTCCTGCGCAGCCGGAGCCTCGTCCTCGGCCGTCGGGCCATCCGGCTCCGACGCCTCGGACGTTGTCGCCGCCTGCGCCAGTTCGTCCATGAGCACGTCGAGCCGCAGCGGCCCGAGGTCTACTTCCTGTGACGCAAGCTCCTCAAGTTGCCTGAGCGCGTCTTCCGTAAACTCGCCGCCGATGCTCGGGTTGTTCGCTGCGATGTTCGCCTGCCGCTCCGTCTGTTCATCCCAGTCCACCACGCGCACGGAGAAGCGCTCACCCGTGGCAGGGTGTTCTATCCAGCGCCGCTCGCCGTCCACGATCCATTCGGTCGCCCCGGCCGCGCGTAGTTGCGCAATGCGCTGGTGTCCCGTGACCAGGTGCCCGGTGCGCCTGTTCCATGTGATGCCCGCGATGTCACCAAAGCGGCGCAGGCTCTCCCCGAGTCCGGCCGCGGCTTCGGCGGTGATCCGCCGCGGGTTGCGCGGGTCGGGAGCGAGGTCGGCGATGTCCCGCGAAGTCTGTTCCCTTCTCACTTCTCGCTCCCTGGCTTTGATCTGCGAACCGACAAGCAACTGGCCACAAGCGCGTTGGCCCTCGCTACGGCCAGGGCCTTGGCGGCCTCGGCCAGCTTGCCGGACAACTCCGCAATCATGTCAGTGTCTTTGTCCTCGATGAAGACTGCGCGCATGATGGCCCCAGCCATCCGGCGCACCCTCTCCCCGGCCTCGTATACTGGATCTCGCGGCGTTGTCGCTTTTGCCGCCGCTGCCCCGCGAGCCATTCTCCCCCCGATGCGCCTCCCCCGTGGCGCGTGTTCATTCTACCGCCGTGGCGCCCCGGCGTCCACCTCAGCCCCTTTCCGCCAGGATCTCCTCTACCGTCGCCTCGTCGTTCAAGATGGCGAGTATGTCGTGCGGGAACAGCTCCGCGCCGCACCTGCATGCCCAGAGCGACAGGTAGTTCGCGTTGCGGTCGTCCTCCGAGTCCACGTAGACCTCGTGCCAGAAGTGCCGATGCTCGCTCATTGCGCGTCGCGCTCCGCGAAGACCTCTTCTATCGTCGCACAGCGCGGGCCGCGCTTCGCCTTCCGCTTCGACGGCTCAATGCCCTTCCGCCGCGCCGCTTCCATGAGCATGTCCGCTTCCTGTCGAGCACGCCGTTGCCGCCAGCCCCAATAGCGGGCGGCAGCCCGCATGACGCGCGCGAGCCCGGCCAGCACCTCGCCCTCTTCATAGAACTCCTGGAGGGCCTTCTCGTTGTCCTCCTGGCACCACCGCAGGAGATCGATTCGCTCTCCCGGCTGCCCGCCGTAACGCCGCTCGTACCACGCGCCCGGCGTGAGCAGCAGCGCCAGCGGCTTGCGCGGCGCATCGGGCGGACTCCACGGATGCGGGCGCTTGCCGAGGGCGATGACGACGCAGTCGCAGTAGCCGCCGAATCGGGGCTTCACTCGTGCGACCTCTACGAGATCGGCCCGGCTTCCGTGCTTTCGCGGACGGATGTTCGTATCCGCCTTGGCGGCGCACAGATCTTCAAAATGCTCGCTGCGCCAGGCCGACAGCTTGATCCGGCCTGGCCCGCTCAGCGTGAGCGGCTTCTGCTTGTCCTTCATGCCGGCCCTCCGCACCCGCGCAGCCACGCGGGCCCCATCGGTCCAAGCGCCTCTATTGCCGCCACGTACTCGCGCCACTCCGAGACCGAATAGACCTGGACCTCGACAGGCGGCCCCGCGTCCGTCGCCCGGTGCACGTGGTGGTCTACCACGTCCTCATCGCCTGTGACCCGCCCCTCTCCGCGCCTGCCGCCGGGCTCGACGCGGCCGAAGAGAATGCCCTGGCAGGCGTCTTCGAGCACCTTGACGGCGTTGCTCGCGTCCGCGCCACCTCTCACGATCCAAAGGACGCAGACCTTGCCCTGGAGGCACGGCCCCTCGCGGAAGAGACGCCACTCTGTCGCGAGCGCCTGCTTGACCGCGCCCATGCCCCGGACCGGGCGCGTCTGCCGATTCACCGTTCGCGCAAGCGGGGCGAGCGGTGTCTCAATGCGGGAGCGAGTCATTGTCGCCGCCTCTGCTTCCGTCTGGCTTTCCGCGCTGCCCGGGCCGCTGCCTTGCGCCGCCTTGTCTTGTGCCTGGTGTCTTCTCTCACCATACAGGTGCGGCGACTGTCGCACTTCAGCGGACTCGGCTGCCGGCTCCTCCTACTCATGGTCGCCTCCCCGCTGTCTGCACTCCCTCACTTTGCCCCATCCTCTCCCGCTGTACCCCACTTCCCAGCACTCGCCCGCCATCCCGTGCCACTCCGCCGCCGCCTCGACAGCGGCACGCGCGCTCGTTCGCGGATCGCGTTGCTGCTCGCACGAGTAGCGGGACCAGCGCGGGATCACGCCGCCGATACCGCAGGCTCCAGAGCGCGGGTTGACCGCCTCCGGATCGAACCCGCTCTCCACGTGCAGGCATCGGTGCCAGAGCCGCGCGCAGACGGGGGCCGGGAGGGCGGAGAAACATTCCGTCACGAGCCACAATGCTGCCAGCAGGCTACTCATGCCGTCAGCCCTTCCCGTTCCGCAATGCTCTGGACCCACCGTCCGACAACTTCCGCGACCTGCGGCACGACCGCGTTGCCAAGACAACGGAGGCGAGCACGGCGGGCACGAGCGTCCAGCCATCCGGGAACCCCATCAGGGCCTCCACGAACGAAGGAGAAAGCACGCGGCCGGGTGGGCGCACAGTTGGGATGCCGCTGGAGATAGTCGCGCCATCCGTCTGCGTCGTCGGGCCCGGGAGGCCAGTCATGGCATACGCTGGTCGCTTGCCGCCGTTCCCTGCGTATCGTGCCTGCGCCATGTCCTCTGGCGTCTCCATCCCTGCGGTCGGCGACGGCCATGTCCTCGCCTGCCTGTCCAGCCCCGCCTCCCCCTTCCGCTCGCCACCCCGGCTGCGAAACGAATCCGCGCCCGGCGTCTGCCAGCCATCCGACGACGAAGATCCGGTGCCGTCTGTGCGGTGCTCCAACGTCGCACGCTCCGATACGACACCACTCCGCATCGTACCCGAGGTCGGCCAGCGAACGGAGCACGTCTCCGAAGGCGGTGCCCCGGTTTGCCCGGAGCAGGCCGGGTACGTTCTCCACGACGACAAGGCGCGGTCGTAGCACGCACAGAACCCGCTCAAACTCCGGCCACAGCCACCGATGATCGGCTTGCGCTCGGGCCTTGCCCGCACACGAGACGGGCGGGCAGGGGAAGCCGCCGCAGATGAGGTCGGGTCGGACAGCAGAAGCGTCAACTGCTCTGACATCGGGATACCTCGTCATGCCGGGCCAATGCCGCTCCAGGACTTCGCGGCAGTACGGGTCACATTCGCACTGCCAGATCGTCGGCCCGAGGCCAGCGCGCTCAAGGCCAAGCTCCAGGCCGCCGATCCCACTGAACAGTGAGCCGATGGTCACGGCTCCTCCTCCCGCTCTCGCCGCAGCGCCGCTAGGGCGTCGGCCAGGGCGCGGGCAGCGCACTCGCCCTCCTCGACCTCGTGCGCCCACACCTGGACGCCCAGGACGGCCGTGGTGCGCGTCCCGTGCATCCGCGTGCAGTAGAGTTCCTCCCAAGCTTCCTCGACCCGCTTCTCGGCCTCAGTCATGTTCCCTCCGGCTTCTCGCGGTCTGTCATCGCCCACCCAAGCACGCCAACCTCTTGCTCGAAGTAGAGCCGCCTTCCGTCGCGCACAACGCGCACACCCTTGATGTCGCCACGGAGCGCCTGCGCAACAAGGCACGCCCGCGCCGAAGCATCGCTCGCGTAGTGATGCTTGATACCGTCCACGAGATCCTTGACCAGCACCCTGCCCTGTGCGACCCGCTCTCGCACTACCATGCACGTCTCGCGCCACGGAGACCAGTACGAAGACGTTGCGTTGCCGGCTTCGGAGAAGGTCTTGCACGCCTCGGGGATCGTGTCGAACCAGTGAAGGCGCGGCCTATGGAATGGCGCGGGCTGCGAAATACGCACCGTCGTCCACACAGTCAAGACGCCGATGCCGTAGTCTCGGCATACCCGCTCGCCGAAGCCGCCACGGCCCGCAGAAGGGACAGCGACAGAGACCATGTGCGCCGCGCCGATCCAGTGTTCTGCTTGCTCGATCACGGCCAGACTCAATGAGCGCTTCGCCTCGATAACCCATCGGAGACGGCCCTTGCATGCTACGATGTCGGCACGAGAGCCGCGCGTCTCTACCTCCTGGTACACGTCCCAGCCTTCGGCCTGAAGCCAGGCCACGACGGTGCGGCAGAGAGCGGTTTCAGAGCCGTTCATGGGCCTCCCTGCGTTTCTGCTCAGCCCGCAGTGCGCGGGCGTGGCAGGCCGAACACACTGTCCGATCCGTGCACCAGACGCACGTCGTCGTCTCGATGCGGACGCCATTGGTGCAGACGATGAACTTTCGGTTCAGCCGGCTCTCTCGGACCAGCCGCCTACGTTGGCGCGTGGTCATGCGGTCCCCTCGCCGTAGCGCTTCGTCTGCACGCGCATCCCTGGCCGTATCTCGGCGTCGGTCATGAGGCCGCGCCGATCTTGGCCCGCAGGTTGGCCTCGACCTCCCGCCACAGGGCCTTGCGGGCCGCCTCGTCCATGTACCCGTGGAGGCGCTCCTGCACTGCGCAAACGATGCCCACTGCCTGGGCAAGCGCGACCTCGCGCAGCGACTCCTGCAAGGCCGGTACGACGGACCGCGCCACCTCCTCGGCGAGCGGCTCGACTTGCGCCTGCACCGAGGCGAGGGCCTGCTCTGTGACGCGCACAAGCAACCCTGCGTCCTCGATTGCCCTGGCCGTCGCCGCACGGACCGCATCCTTGACCGCGTAGGACCCGGCTGCCTCTTGCATGCCGTCCACCACGGCTTTGCCCAGCGCCGCCTGCACGTCTCCCGGTTCCAGTTCGATTTTCATACTCTACCTCTCTTCCAGCCCGTCACGCGGGCGTTTCCTCCGGTCTCTGCTGTACGAAATCGGGGTCCGCCTCGGGCAGTCCACCCTTCACAAAACAGGGCACCTTCGCCTCTCTGCACTGGCGCACGATGCTCTTGATCCAAACGGGGTCACAAGGCCGAGCGCCAGCGTGGTTCTCCTTGCCCACAACCAGCCAGTCGAGCGACGGGCACTGCTCGGACACGCGCAAAGTACCCCCGTCGTCGTGAGCCACGCGGTGCGTCAGATTCGGCGCGAGCACGATGGGGCCAAGCAAGGGTTCGGCGATGGCCCACACGCGCCAGCCCTGCGCCTTGAGAGTGAACAGGTGCGGCAGCCTTTCGTCGGCGTCGGCTTGGTCGCAGACGGAGACGCCGTGGAGGATGTTCGGCAGTGGCCTCTCTTCAGCGAGCAACACAGGCAGTCGTGCCGCCCGCTTTGTCACTGTCAGGAAGGTATGCCGCCGAAAGAGGCGGGCGCAATCCAAGATGCTCTGGGCGTGCCCGTCCGACACGCCAGGGTCAAGCCAGTCCCCCATCAGGCTCACCAGGATCGTACGTGGCTTCTTCCATCGCAACGGCCGGTCA